CATCGCCGGCATAGACCGCGGCGGCAGCCGCAACATCACCGTCAACGCCAAGACCGACGCGTCCCCTGAGCACATCGCGAGCGTCATCGATCGGCGCCTCGCCATCGGGACCCGGCTGTAAGGAGGGCCATGCAGGGCACCGTCTGGACCCTCGAAGACATCACCTTCCACTACAGCCCCAACGTCCGCGATTCGGCGGGCGTGCAATGGATCCTGACCAAAGAGGAAGGATTCTGGGGCACCCCCGCCCCGGCCGCCGACCTGACGCCGCGATTGAACCGGCACGGCGCCTACCGCAGCCCCGGCTGGAAAAAGGAACGCATCGTCAGCCTCACCGGCCGAATGTACGCCGACAGCTTCACCGCCCTGCGGCAAGCCGAGGCGAACCTTCTCGGGATCCTGTCCGACCCAACAAAGCCCGGCAAGCTCACCTGCTACTCCGAGCTCGGTCCAATGTGCCTCGACGTGTTCCTCGACGACGCGATCATCTGCACACCACTGGAGATCGTCAGCGAGCCCGGGATCGAATTCTCGCTTCAGCTTGTGGCGCCGGATCCCCGCAAGTACGCCGACGTCGTGCAAACCCGGACCGCGGGCCTGCCGCAAGACGACGGCGACGGACTGGACTTCACCACCGTGGTTGCACCCGAGACCGACCCCGGCCTGTTCTTCGGCTCCGGCGCCCCCGCTGACGGCCTCCAGTTCGGGACGTTCTCCGGGTCCGGCTTCATGACGCTCAGCAACCCCGGAACCGCACCGGCCAGCCCCGTCTACACCTTCTACGGTCCGCTGAACATCCCGGTGCTCACCACCAACACCGGGTTCACCATGCGGTACAACAACGCGCTCGCCGCGGGCCGCTACATCGTCGTCGACCCCGCCGCCCCGAGCGTGCTCTACGGCGGCTTGTACTCCGTACGCGCCTCCATGTTCCCCACCCACTTCGACGAGTTCTTCGTACCCGCGGCCAAGGGCGGGGTTCCCGGGGAACTCACCGTCGGCCTCTCACACTCCGGCGCCGTCACCGACGGGGGCTACGTCCAAGCCAGCTACCGGACTAGCTGGTTCTAAGCAAACGTCAACCACACCAAGGGAGAACGCGTGGGTACGTACTCCGACCAGCCGGACCCGCCGGTCTACTACCAGGTCGTTGATACCCGTGACTGCGTCCGGTACACCGACGTCGACCAAGCGCAGTGGTTCATCGACCGCATCAACCGCGCCTACGGCTCCGACACCGGCGCCCGTCTCGACGGCGAAATCGTCCGCTGGTACGGCTACTACCAACTGCACGTCGGCGACTGGCTTCTCAACGGCACCACCCCAATGAGCGATGCCGTGCTCCGCGCCAGCCGCCTGCGTCCCGTTACCGGCACGTTCCCCGAGGAGGCGTAATGGTCGCCCTCGGCTCCGTTGTCCAATCCGCCTACGACCCGTGGGCCGTGCAGAGCCGCATCGGCCTCACTGACGCACGGCTGGCCCTCGACTCGGTCCTCATGCCGCGTCCCAACCTGTCCTATATCGACTTCCGCAGCGGCGTCATGGCCTCCGGGGACTCCGCGAGCTCCGGCACCCCCGGCCATATGGCCATGAAAGTTCAGCCGGCCACCGGTGGCGCCTTCGCGGTGACCGTCGAGATGGGCAACGCGGTCATCAACTCACCCGGCCAGGGCGCGTACATGTGCGCTTTGGACAGTCGAGCGACCCTCACCCTGGCCGCCGCCAGCCCGACCACCAACCGAATCGACCTCGTGGTGGCCCGGGTCTACGACGACTACAACACCGCCATCGCCAGCGAAAGCGGCGAACGCAAGTTCACCGTCGAAGTCTGGCAAGGCGACCCCACCACCGGGACGCCGGTCCAACCCACCCCCGAGCCGACCAACGGGTGGCACCCCCTCGCGGCCGTCCTCGTCGCCAAGGACACCGCCACGATCACGACGTCGATGATCACCGACCTGCGTGGACCCGGGTTGGTGGCCCGCGGCGGAATGCGGTCGCTCTACGGCAACGACGCGAAGACAACCAGCTCCGCGTTCCTGGAGGCCGGGGCGTACCCCGGCGACCAGCGTTTCGTGTACGCGCCGGGTTTCCAGCACCAGATCTACTACGGCAGCGACACCGGTTGGCGCGGCGTCATGAACTGCATCAGGTACTACGCCACTGCGCCCGAGGGCGGATTCTCCTGGTTCCCGGGATACGGGACGGCAGCCGAACTGTGCCGGGTGACGATCCCGTACCCCGGTGTCCCGTTCTTCGTGTACCCGACCGCCCGCGCGAAGATCACCATCTCCGCCAACTGCGCCGCCGACCTCGTCATCGCTGTCGGGTCCGTGGGCGGACCGGGTGTCAACTGGGTCCGGTTCGACTCCTTCGGCGCCTCCGGCGACACCGATCACGTCGTCGGCGTGCCCCCGATGCACTACGGGCCTTTCACGGCCGGGGTGGACATCGTTCTCCTCGCAGCGATCCGCGTCAGCCACAGCTCGTCCGAGGGCTTCGGGTTCTACGGCAACACCGGGGCCGAGGCGAACCACAACGTGCTGTCCTGCCTGGTCTTCCCGTCCACCAACCAGCCCCCGGCGGTGTGATGGGAACCTGGCGGACACTGATCGCGGAGACCATCACCGGAGTAATCGTCGCTGACGTGTCACCGCGGGACCTCCCGTCGTTCTCGCGGAAGGTCACGGACAAGGGTTCCTGGACCATCAACGTTCTGCCCGACGATCGGGACAACGCCGCCCTGGACCTGCACACCTACACCTCCGCGGGGAAATACAGCTGGCTCGTTCTCCACGACGAACAAGTCATGCAGGGCGGACCGGTCGCGACGTACCAGTACGACGAGCACACCCGCAACCTCAGCGTCTCGGGCACGGGAATCCAGGGGCTACTCGACCGCCGGGTGCTGCGGAAGTTCGACGGGCCACCCCACAACATCGTCCACGTCAACAACGACCTGAGCTTGCAGGGCCAGACCCTCGGGGACATCGCGCTGCAAATCGTCGCCAACTCCGTCGCCGGCGACGGCTACGCCCTGCCCATCGAGATTCCCACCCCCGTGACCTCGGTCGGGCACGTCCGCAACTACCTCGGCTACGACCTGGCCACCGTGTGGGACCGCCTCACCGACCTGGCCAAGAACGACGCCGGCCCCGAAATGGACTTCGCGCCCAGCCTCGACGACACCGGCACGTCCGTGTCCTGGGCCATGAGGGTCGCCCGGAACTCCAGCGGGCAGCTCGGCTACCCCTACGCCCCCGCAGTCTGGGACTACGGAGGCGCCCTCGGCGCCATCGACGTCGACGTCAACGGGGCCGCGTCGCCGTGCACCACGGTGTGGGCCCGCGGCAGCGGCGCGGAACGCGCGCTCATCGTCGGCTACGCCACCGACCCGACCCTGACCGGCTTGGGGTTCCCCGCCGCCGACTTCGTCGACGCCGACCACACCACCGCCGTGGAGCTGTCCACCCTCAACAACTACGCCACGGCGGACCTGGCGAAATTCGCCGCCCCCACGGAGACGTGGAAATGCGGCATCCGGATCGAGAGCACCGAACAGTCCTGGTACCCGAACGCCGTGATCGGCGGAATCGGGCTCGGTGACGCCGTCCTCTTCGGCGTGTCCCGGCACCCGTGGATCCCCGACGGACTGTACCGGCGCCGCATCGTCGGATTCAGCAGCGACACCGACGCGACCATCACCCTTGAGGTCGAATCCACCCTGGAGGTGCTGTGACGCTCCCCGGGTCCGGCACCCTCGCCGAGCAGATAAACGACCTCCGTAAGCAGATCGCCGAAGCCAAGCGCGTACCAGCCGCGGGGCCGGCCTACTCGGAATCGCGGATGGTCGAGGATGTCCCGCTGGCCAGCGGCGACAACTTCGTGACCCAGTGGGCGTTCTACCGGGACAGCGTCTTTGCCCGCCCCGGCGTCTCCGTCGATCTGGGCTGGTTCGACGAGTTCGCCGTTCCGCCCCGCTTCGTCGCCCAAACCGACGGCTACTACTCGATCCACTACCACGTCACCATCGCCGGGGCCGGCGCCGGCGACTCCCTCGCCGCCCACGTACACCAGGCCCCCGACTCGGTGGACCCGTCGATGGCGGCAGCCACAGCGAAGAGCACCGGCGCCCCCGAAGGCACCACTCTCGACGCGATCAACCCCCGCGTCTCGCTCTATGCGGGGGATTCGGTGTATTGGAGCGTCTTCACCAGCGGAACGGGGACCCTGCTTCAAGCGTCACTCGGTGTCCCATCGTCGATCCACCTCCAATACATCTCGGCGATATGAACATCGCCGCGGAGTCTGCCAACATCAACGACGTCACGACGTGGATCAACTACGGCGTACTCGGACTCGTTGTCTTCGGGCTTCTCGTGGGCGCATTCTGGACGAAACCTTCCGTGGACAAGCTCCTTCAGGAACGTGACCGGATCATCAAAGAAAAGGAACTCGCGGACGCCCAACGCGACGCCATGGCGCGGGTCCTCCAGGAAAAGCTGCTTCCCGTCGTCGGGGACTTCATCGCCACCACCCGCGCTCTACTCCCTGTGCTGCAGCAACTCCAGCAACTGCAGGCCATGATCCCGATCCTTCAGGAGATCATCCGAACGAACGAAGGAACGCATGCCGCCCCCGAAAAGCGGCGACGACCCAAACGTCAGCCGTGAATACACCCCGGATGAAGTTCAAGCCATAACCGAGAGGGCGAGCCGGCTCCTCGATGAACTCCATGAAGTCATGAGCGAGATGGCTCGAAGGCTGAATAGCTTCGTGGGAGAAAAGCCATGAAATGGAATCGGCGATTCATGGAGCGGAACGCAGGTCCTAGCCGGACAGCTTCGCAGGATGCCGAGGTTGCCCGACTCACGGCACGTGCAGACCTCATCCTCGAAGAGCTGGACGGCGTCGTAAAGGAAATGAGCTCCATGCTCCAGTCGGCATACAGGACAGAAGAGAAATGACTGATCCCACCCAACGGCAGGCAACTCTCGCCGCCGCACTGCGCCTGAACGAGTCCATGGAGAACCTGGGCGGCGAAATGCGCGCGCTGCGCACATACGGCAAGCAGAACCGGCACTACATCTGGGCCCTCGCCGTGTCGCTGCTCCTGGACGTCGTCCTCACCGTGGTCGTGGTCATCGTCGCCGGCCAGGCCCGCGACGCCAACAACCTCGCGACCGCGAACCGCAACTCCCAGATCGAGACGTGCAACAGCAGCAACGTCGCGCGCCAAACCAGCCGTGAACTCTGGAACTACATCCTCGACGTGGCCGCGAAGCAGCCCGAAAACGAGACCCCGGACCGAAAGAGGCAGCTCGCCGACTTCCGGGCCTACATGGAAAAGACGTACGCGCCTAGGGACTGCGCCCAGATCGGGAAGTGAGAGTCATGGCGGTCTCCCAAAACGGCTACTCAGCCAACGACATCAACGCCACCAGCACCCGCCAGATCCCGGGCACCTCACGCAAGGTCCGAGTCCGAAAAGGACCCGCGGGAGACTTGCTGCTGTGGGTCGCCGCTCAGTTTGACGCCCGCGTAGAGGACATCGACCCCGGCCAGCTCGACGACTGGGGCTACGCCGAACGTCCCATCCGTGGCGGAACCCAGCTGTCCAACCACAGCTCCGGCACAGCCATCGACCTCAACGCCACCCGCCACCCACTCGGCACCCCGCCGCTGGCCAGCTTCAGCGCCACCCAGGGCGCCACCATCCGCGCCATCATCCGCGCCACCAATGGCTGTGTTCGCTGGGGCGGGGACTACAGCGGCCGGACCGATCCCATGCACTTCGAGATCGTCGCGTCAGAGAGCCGCTGCGCCGACGTCCTCATGCACCTGACCGCCGCCCGGAAGCCGTCACCCCCCAAGGAGGAAGAGATGGCCGGCCACTTCATCGATCACGAATACCCCGCCAGCGACAGCCGCCAGTATCACCACCGTGCCATCCAGACCTCTGTGGACAGTGCCGTGGTGATGGGTGGCACGTGGTTCGAGCTGTCCGCCGGTTACCACGACATTGAGGATCTCAACCTGTACTTCAACAAGATCCAGGCGCCGATCCACATGGACAAGATCACCAAGGACCAGCCTTACCAATGGAAGGTCCCCGAAGGCTGCGACAGCATCAGCTTCGATTACGTGTGCACCGGCCCGTCCTCGTCGCTGATGATCTACGGGAGCAAGCAGTGATGTACGCGAAGGCGGCCGCCGCGATCCTGGCCGCGGGTGCCTCAGCCGTCGTCGCCGCGCTCACCGGCGACCAGACCATCGACAGCGTGGAGTGGATCAACATCCTGACCGCGATCGCCGCCGCCCTCGCGGTGTTCGCCGCACCCAACGTGCCCGGCGCGTCGGTGACCAAGTTCATCGTCGCCGCCATCATGGCCGGCCTCACCGCCGCAGCGAACCTCGTCACCGACGCGGGCCCGACCCCGTGGTGGCAGCTCGTCACCGCCGGCCTCGGCGCGGCCCTGGTGTACGCGGTCCGGAACACGGCAGAGCTTCGACCGGCAGCCTGAACAGCACTGGCAGACACCCTGCTTCCTGTTGCTCCCACCGCGCCTGTTGCGTCCGCGCTTTACCGGGCGTCGGGGATGCCCGATTTGAATCATCCACCACCGGACGGCACCGAAGGCGACGCCGAGCTCTTCTCCGATGTCCCTCAGACTCCAGCCCAGGGCGTACAGCTCGACTGCGGCCCACACAGCGAAAGAGTTGTGCTGGCATTGGGGTACGTAGAGCTGGTAGTCCTCCGGGCGGAGGGTTCTCCCTAGCCAGTCGACGTCAACCCGGCGGTCTTGCATTGCCGCACGAACGGCGATCTCCTCACCAATCGTTGGCCACACAATGCGCCGGCTTACGTTTCGTTTCATGAGCCCCTTGTTCACCTGAGACGGGCCGGCCTCCCCCCAGGCCGGCCCACCCAGAGCCCCCCGCCGCTCCCCGGTACTCGATCCCGGGTTGAGCGGCGGGGGGCTCTCCTCGCGTTCAGGAAGCCCGCCGGTCCTACTATCCACCCGTCGTGACCCAGTCATCGCCCAGGTCACCGACGATCTCCCCGTCCTTCCGCGGTCCTATCGCCATCACTCCGATCACCTCCATTCCTGACCAGTGTCGTCGTCACCCGGGTTGAGCGGCGGGGGCCCTTGGCTTGCCGCCATCTCCGCCGCCGCGATTGGCCTAAAACGATCCATAAGCGCGACCATTAATTCGGGGTCAATCCTTGCCGTTCCTCTGGCTCTCATTTCGACGCCCGAGGCCCGCAGTCGAAAGCCGACGACATCCGCAGATATGCCACCCCACAAGGTTCCGATAGCATGCCTAGGAAGACCTGCGTTGTGTGCCTCGACCATGCCCGTCGTCGCACGCTTGTCCAGCGTCGGATGCCGGAAAAGTCCACTAGCTATTTCCCGTGCCGCGACGACACGATACTCATCAATGACAGCTGGCGGCGGGGCCGGCTGGTAGTTCTCCAACCTCATCGTCACTCCTGCTTGTTGCAGCTTGCTGCGCACAGTGGACGGTGCCATGCCGCCCCACAGGATGCCGATCTTTCTCGGCGACAAACCAGCTTCGTAAGCTGCAATCATACCTTCAGTTGCGGGCGCACGCCGCCGACGCCTCGTTCGCCGGGGCTTTTCTGTTTCGTCGTCTCTAGCTTTGGGTCCGAGCCGCTGAATGGCGCCAATCAGGTCGTCAACTGTACATGCGGCGGCTCGTGCGGGGACATCTAGGCTCATTAATAGCCTGCGCGCTTCCTCAGGTGGATGGGATGGATGCGTGAATCAGTGAATCAACTGCTACCCCGCCAGGGCTCGAACCTGAACCGACAGGACCAAAGCCTGCCGTGCTGCCAATTACACCACGGGGTATCACTCCGGGCGAAAATGGAAAAACAGCCCGAAGCTTTCGCTGCACAACTATGTTTCCTCTTCGGGTGAATCAGTCAACGGGTTACCCTCCACTTTGACTGACTGCCACGCAGGGACATTGTCTCGCGGGGAAGAAAGCCCCAACCTATTATTGTGCAGCTACAAATCTGTGGGTACCTATAGGCCGACGATACCGGCCCGCGCGTCTGCCGGTTCTTCAGGGGTCCAAACCTCGTGGTGTACCACGTAGTTGGTGGCGTCGATGGCCGCGATCGTCCCCTCGACGTCAGCCTGAAGAGCCCCCGGACAGGGCAGCCAGTCAACGAAGGTGCCCAGCTTGTCCGTCAAGAGGCGGTAGACGGTGGTGTGTTTGATCAGCACCGTCCACGCCTCCGCGACGTCCCAGCACGGAACCAGGGCGTGCGGCAGCTGCTGCCAGCGGCCCTCGGAGGCGATCGCCGCCGCCGTCGCCACCAGCGCGATCGCCTGGTCTACGACGAGGCCGGCGGGCTTGAGGGTGCTGCCGCGCCGTCGTGCGTCGTAGTCCTGGACAATAGCCTGGTAGTCGCTCGCCGGTATGAGGGCGAACGCTGCCTTGCGGTCCAGCTGCCGTCCCATGTGGCTCCTTCTGTCAGCTCCCGCAGTGTTAGGGGGAGACCTGCTTGACGATCAGCGTGTCCATCTTGATGCTGCCTTTCGGGATGATCCCCTGGTCCGCCATCAGGTCTGGTACGCGCTGAAGGCGCCTCGCGTCGGCGGTCGAGGAGAAGCGCGGCGCAACCATCAGCTTCGCGTCCGCGTCTTCCACCTTGGCGAACTCGACGACCAAGGGTTCCCACTTGCTGCGGTCGGCTTCCGCGAGCCGTGATGCCCTCTGCATGGCGCGTTGGAACGCGGCCATGGTGGTCGGGTTCTGCTCTGTCCACTTTGTTGTGGCGACGTACCCGAGGATCGGGAAGTCGTCTGTGCTCGTTCCCCGAGCCGCAACATCGATGACCGGCGTCGCGCCGACCGTTCGAGCCGCTTTGTGTATGAACGGCTCCGGTTGGTAGGCGGCATCGATCTGGTTGTTTTGCAGTGCCGCCGCCATGTCGGACAGCCCCAGCTGAATCCACGTGACCTGGTGGTAGTCCTTGCCGTGAGCAGCCATCACAGCCTGGGTCAAGAGCTGGGATGTCGAGTTGGCCGACGTGATGGCGATCCTCTTACCCGGCAAGTCGTTGACCGATTTCACCGGAGAGTTCGGGACGGTGATCAACACGTTGCTGTTGGGGTTCGCCGCCGTGCCGTCGGCAACGATCCGAAGGTCCTCCCCTTTCTTTACCGCGATGACGAACGGCGGGTACGTCAGCTCCGCCAGGTCGGCCTCTCCGGAGATCACCTTGGACCGCGAGATGTTGGGGTTCTCCGCGAGGGTGGTCTTCACGTCGAGGCCCTCATCCCGGAAGAAGCCCAGCTTCTGCGCCATCCAGTACGGCGCGGCATCCACTGACGGTTGGATGGCTACCGTCAGCGACGTTCTCTCCAGCCCGCCGGGGCCGGGTTTCGCCGGCTCATCGCCGGAGTCTCCAAGGGCAGAACACGCACCGCTGAGGCTCACGATGGCCGCGAAAGCTATATAGGGCAACATTTTCCAACGTCTGCCAGACATATTTCTGCCTTCTTTCCTTCGGTGGGGATGGGAGTGTGAGCGAACCCCGGCCGTGTTACCTCAAGCCGGGCGGAGCACCTCCGGCCTCCGATTTCTCGCCGCCGGAGACAGAAGATGAGACTTCACCAAGGCAACCGCACCGGCCCCCGGCCGGCCGTGCCAGGCATACCGGTCGATCATGAACCCGTGTTCTTGGATCACCTCGGAGGTACGGACCAGCTGCCCCGGCTCGGCCGGGTCGATCATCGGGATTCTGTCCACGTACACTCCGGCAACGACAGCGAGTTTGCTGTACAGCAACGGGTCCGACCGCCAGACCTGCCACGCCTGGTCCACGGGGACGCTGACCCAAAGGTTCTCCCGCCGAGCCGTGGATGCGGCGGCGGCAGTCATGACCAACGCGATGGCCTGGTCGAGGAAGGTCTCCGCGTCATGCTCCGCGGTGTCGTAGATGCCGCAGATCTTCGAGACGGTGTCCGCGAAGTCCGCCGGGTCCATCAGCGACCGGCCGGTTCTCTCTTCTCGCGTCGCGGTGATCATGGTGCCGTCCTTCGGGGTTAGAGCTGCGTCACGATGGACGCGAGGATCAGGAGCACCAGGCCGGCGAGGACCACCACGATGCAGTGGCCAGGGCGCCGCCGGCACTCCATGAGGTGCTTTTGCAAATCAGCGGTGGTCTGGAACTCGGAGGGGGCGGGCTCCGGGTCCAACTCGGGTCCCGGAGCCCGCCTGTGGCGGCCTGAAAGGGGATATCTCATCACTCAGGTTTGCCGCGGTCAGCTTTTTCGTTGCTGCTCACGTACCTTCAGCATGTAGTGGATGGAGTGCATCAACTGATCGCCCGAAGGTGGCCGTTCCGGGTTCACGGCCACGGTCATCTCCTCGTCCGCGAACCGCTCGAACTCGACCGGCACGCCATTTTGTTCGCAGACCAAAGTAACGCCCTCGCGCCAAACCTCGGCGGATTGGCCGTCCAGCTCGGACCACTCGTCCGGCCTGACAGCCCACTTGCCTTGAACGATCGTGGCCGCGACTTCAACGGCGGACTGAGTGAGAGGCGGCAGATCGGCCATGTCGGTCGACTTCCCTTCAGGCTCAGGCGATGCCGGTGAGGAACAGCGCGAACGTCTTCTGGCTGACGTCGATCACCGAACCCGGCTGCTTGGTGTCGTGGATGGCGACCCGACCGTCCGCGGATCCGATGTTGACGCAGTTGTCGTGGTCGTCCTTGGTGCACCGCGACGCTCCGCGGAACTTGACGCTGCCGTCGAACCATTTCTTGCCGATCACGATCTCTCCTTTTCGGTCGACGCAGGGATTCCTGCGTCCCTGTCGAACTCGCCTTTGTGGACTCCGTCCACCCAGGCCTTCCACTCGTCGGGGGTGAAAGCCATATACGTGCCGCTTCCGCGCAGCAGCGTGTACTCGTCACCCAGGAACTTGACCTTGGCGATCTGCACGCGGTCTTCCGGCGGGCCGTACGTCTGCCAGCCGGCCACCTCTGAGGAGGCGAGGTCCGCAACGGCACGGATCAACGCGGTCGCGTCGGAAAGCTGCTCGGAGTTGTCGTCGGGCAAAGTCATCCCTTCGCTGGTGTGGAGCCCGGCCCGTCGCCTGAGGGGTGGACTGAGTAGTTCGGCGACGGGCCGGGGATTAACGCGTGCGCACCGCCAGTAACCGCACGCGAACTTGAGGGGGCCCCGTCCCCGCCGCCGACCCGGAAAGGGATTTCAGGGGGTGGCAGACGGGGACGGGGGTTCGTGCACACCGGCCTCTGGCGGGACCGGTGACACAGGCTCAGCGTCTTCGCAGGTGTCCTCGTAGACGATGGCGAAGCCGCCGCGGGATACATGAGCCACGATGGGCGTAATGCCGTGCGACCTCAGGCAGTCCAGGACACCCGCGAACTCCTCGGCGAGCCGCTGGCGGTACTGCCTCTCGATCAGGGCCTGCGAGTCCTCGTCGGAGATGGCGGTAGGCGGCGGCTCGACGCGCGGCAACACGCTGAGCTCGGGCCGTCCGGAGCCATCCGGAGCACCCGGTACAAGTTGGAGTCCAGGGCCGTCGGTCGGTCGGTGCATCATCAGGATCTCCCCAGACGAGGTCGCCGCAAGCAGCGCGGAAGAGGCGACCGATTTCGTAGGACCCGCGAGGCATGAAATGCCAGAACCAGGGCGGAGCACCCTTGGGTGTTCGCGGGGAACGCAGCCAGATGCCCGGCGCGATTGGGCGGAAGCGCTCAGTAGGAGTCACTCGCCCACCCGCCGTGCCCGCCAGCTGGTGCGCCGGGTGCCGCTGCGTCGTAGTTCACAGCAGCGGCACCCGGCCGTCTTGCCCTCGCGATCTCCCGAGTTGTCGGGACTCCCCGGGAGATCGCGAGGCTTCCCCAGGGCCCGCGTGAGGGGGGGCGCGGGCGCTGGAGCTTTGAGGCGGCAGATCCGCCGAGATGGACGCGGGTCCTGTGTGTCGCCGGGCACGAAGATGAAGTTGAGGGTCATGCCGCGCTCCCGTGGTGGAGCCTGCGGATCAGGCCAACCAGCCCGCCCTGGCGCGATCCCCGCTGGTCCGGGATCGCGACGACCCGCGGGTTGAGTGCACGCACGCACAGCGGGCACAGCGGGCCGGGCGGGCAGGTCATGGATGTGACCTCGACCATCCCTCCGCATGCTGCCCTGTAAATCCCCAGGCCGGCCCTGCGTCCCTCGGCGAAGGCCGCGGTGCTGACGGCATGGTCGAGGCCGTCCCGCGCGCAGGTCATCGGAGTGACGTCGTCCGGCGTGAGTGCCGGGTTCTCGGCCATCTCGCCTCCCCAACTTGTGATCCGAGCACCCGCCGCGACTCGATTCCGCGTGATGCCAACTAATGCCACGCGCAAGCATGGTGTGGCATCGTGACGCACGCAATACTCCGCGTGGGTGACATGCAACATCACGCCACGTAGCCGGACTCGGAGGTCGAAGCCGCACTATGCTCAACCGCATGGCGACGGATATGCGCGACAAGCGCCTCGGCGGGAGGCTGCGCAAGATCGCGGAGCGGGCCGGGTTGACCACCTATGTTCTGGCCGCCGAGCTGGGGCTAAGCCAGGGCCAGATCTCGAAGATCTTCAACGGCAAGCGCAAGATCAGCCAAGTTAACTTGATCAAGGCGCTTGCGCTTGCGAACGCCACTCCCGAGGAGACGGATGGCCTACTCCGCCTCCTGAACCCGGAGGGTGGCGATCTCGACGAGTCCACCTGGGTTGCCATCCGGGCCGTGGAGCGCGACCACATGATCGGCGCCGTGATGGCCGCCGAAGAGGAAGCGAAGACCATCACGTACTTTGCCGCACTGATGGTTCCAGGACTGATCCAGACGGCTGCCTACGCTCGCGCCCAGATGGAAGCGGACGGCGTATCGCCCGCAGACGCGCGTCGATGGGTTGCGGAGCGCATTGGTCGACGGAACATCCTCGAACGCCGCGAGAACCCGGTTCACCTCGTAGCGTACTTCCACGAGGGCGTGCTACGCACCGTTATAGGTGACATCTCGGTCATGATTGAACAGCTCGAATACCTCATCGAGCTGCAAACCAAACTTGATAACGTGACAATTCGTGTTGTCCCCTTCGCGGCAGGTAAGACGCCGTTGCAAGATGGGCAACGTCTCGTTATCGAGTCGCCGGATGCTGCGCCACTGGTTCACTCGGATCTCCACTACGTCGGGCTGTTCCTTGAAGATCCGGCGTTGGTTGAGCGAACCACGTTGCAGATGGCGGTGCTCAACGAAAAGGCGCTGGATGCGGCCAAGTCTGCCGCGTTCATCGCCAACATCATCAGTGAGTGGAGATAACTAGATGGATCTAAAGCAGCCAGCTCTCCCGGATGAGGAGGGTTTCTTTCCCTACAAGAAGTCAAGTGCTTCCGAGGGGGAGACGGCCTGCGTTGAGGTGGCGGTTGGCTCCAAGGGTGCCAAGCTGCGTGACACCAAGAACCGTGCGGGCGGCGCGCTTCAGGTCGGCCGTGAAGGGTATGTAGCGTTCCTGCGTAAGACGGGCGCCGCCTAGGTTCTATATCAGGTAATAGGAAAGGGAAAGCGAGCCCCCCGGCCGAGTCCGCCGGGGGGTTCGCTTTGTGTCCGGGCCGGATCGACACGCATGACTCCCCGGCCGGTCGCTATCATCCCAGGTCATGCAGCCAAGCCCAGAACCCCGGTCGGAACGCTTATCGATCTCTGAAAGCCTCGAACTCCTCGCCGCCGTCGAGGCCGGGGTTGTCCGCCAGGAACCGGACGGGATCTCGATCATGACGTTTTGGGCGGAGCCACCCCAGCTCAGCGCACTGGACCCCTACGCGAGCTTCGAGTTCGTCCGGATTGCCGACGGTGGCGTCTTCGTCCTGACCGATGCTGGCCGAAGTCACCTGGACCGCCACTACGCCACCCGCGACAAGAAGGCGTACACCCCGCAGGCGGGTGACGAGTGACCGCCGGCATTGCGAGCGCGGTCGTTGGTGGCGAGCCCGGGAGGCTGGCCCTCACGGCGTCCCGGTCGTCTTCGACGGCGAGGACAGCCGCTGGGACGAGTTCGTCCGGGGTGTGCATGGAGCCGGGATGAACCTCGTTTGCCCCGAGGCCGCACCCCGGCCCCATGCTGAGTTCGGCGCGTTGCAGCTTGCCGAACTCCATTTCACCCGCGCACACGGAGACCGAACCCGCTTCACGCCACCACAGCTAAGCATCCACGAACGTGTCCGGCCATCGTCGGACAAGCATCCGGACAACTCCGGACAGGGTTGCGTCGTCCTCGCACAAATGTTCGACTGTGCGACATGGGTGCGACATGGACCTTTCCGGGCTGGTGCCCGTCGGCCACAGACGGGGAGCGGTACCGCTGGACCATCAGCTTCAAGCCCGCGGACAAGCGCTGGGCGCCACAGGAGGAGCTGATCGGCGGCCCCCCGGCCGGCGTGGACCTGGCGGCTCTACTGAAGGCCTGGTTCCAGGAGCGCGGCGGCCCGGTGGCCTGGTGGCGCCTGCGGGTGACGCCGCTGGAGGATGAGACGACGGTCCTGGCGGAGGTTGAGCTGTACTTCGCCGAGGCGGTGGTGCACAAGGTGCGGCGGCTGGGGCCGGATCGCGGGCCAGTCGCCCCGACCTACTGGACGTCGACCCGGCGGTTCCCGCCTTCGCCGGCGCAGATCCGGGCCTGGGAGACTCGCCCCGAGGGACCTCCGGAGGCTTGGAAAGCTAGATCAAGGTAATGCAGAAGGCCCCCGGTTTACGACGCCGGGGGCCTCTGTGGCGGGGGCAGGATTCGAACCTGCGACCTCTGGGTTATGAGCCCAGCAAGCTACCGAGCTGCTCCACCCCGCTCCGATGATCAACAGGCTACCGGAGCGGGCCGGGCCCCGGCAAAGCAGAAGGCCCCGGTGTACAACGCCGGGGCCTTCTTGTCTCCGCAAGTCATCCGGAGCACGGATCAACAGGTGGAGGCTTTGGCGATCATACCCGCGGTTCGGGGCCTCCGACAGCCGATGCAGAAGGCCCCCGGTGCGACACCGGGGGCCTTCTGATGTTCCTGCCCCGCGTAGGCGGGGAGCGTGCACTTACGTGCGTTGCGATCCTCGGGTCCCAGAGAGTCCCGCTGCCCCGCTTGCGCGGGGACCACGATCCTGACCGCCCCTAGCAAACGAGCGCCTCAGGTTCAGCCCCGCTGACGCGGGGAGGTCGATCTTCCGGACCACAAGCGAATGTGGACCCTCGGATCAGCCCCGCTCTCGCGGGGACGCCGACGAGAGTACTCCGCCGTCGAACGTGCGTCCAGGCGGACGCGGGGTAGGCGGTCTACCTGCGTCGGGACAACCTTTGCCCAAACCTGTACACCAGGTAGCCGGTCAGGATGGCCAATACGGGGATAGACGACCATCGGTACTCGCCGGCGGCGGCCTGGCCGATCCAGAAGCCCAGGCATACCCCCGACGCGGCCACGAGGCCGAGCGCGATCCACGTGTCGCGCTCGGCCCGCGCCTTCGCCTTCGCCTTCGATCCCATGTACGGAGTGTGCCACCCGATGCCCTCATATGAGGGGATGGCTGCCCCGTCCGCCACCCCCGGGTTCGTGGGAACGCGTGGGAACAGGCTCCGGTATCGCGCCTTTTGGGTCTACGTGGCGCGACACGGTCCGACACGTTGACACGACAAACCCGCAGGTGAGACCCTACTTCTCAGGAAACACCAGGTTAGCTCGCGCAAGTCCCGCAAAGGGCCATTCACGGGACCAGGCTCGGCGAACGGGAGAGTATCAGCAAAGGCGCAGGTCAGAGGCTCGAAGATGATCAACGAGCCCTTGGATGCGCCCTCCGTGGGAAGACATTTCCCACGGAGCTTGATCCACTCCCAGCGGCCGGGCTACGGTCACCACGGGACGCCGCGCGTGCGCAAGCGAGAAGGCAGCCCGCGATGACGACGAAGACCAAGACCCGCCGCAAGCCCGCGCCGAAGAGCGAGGAGGCCGGGCCGGAGCAGCTGCACCCCAGCGGCCGGTACCGCATTTACTATTGGCACCCGATCAAGAAGAAGAAGATCTGGGTCCGGAACCCCGAGCCCGGCTCCCGCGGGACGTGGCCCACGCCCGAGTCCGCCCTTCTGGCGCGGGAGGAGTTCAAGGCCCGGCTTGACGGGGCGTTGATCGCCCAGGGTGTCCCCGTGCAGCGCCAGACCCACCGGCCGAACGTCCCCACAGTCACCGAGGTGATCGACGCGTGGTTGCCGCTTCAGGACGGTACCAAGCAGACCTGCGCCACCCGCACGTCCGTGGTGGGGGCGTTCAAGCGGCAGTGGCCCGACCTGCCTATCGATGAGCTGGACAAAGACACCTACGTGAAGTGGGACCTCGCGGAGAAGGATGCCGGCCGGTCGACGTCGACCCGATCTCAGCGGCTGATCTACATGGGGCAGATCATCCGGTGGGCCGTCAAGAAGGAGTGGCGGAAAGACGACTTCACCGAGGACATGAAGGCGATCCGCGTTCGCCGGACCATCCGACCGGAGATCTTGACGTTCTCCAACTTCATCGCCCTGACGTATCACCTGGACTTCTGGGCTCTTCCGGCTCTGGTGCTGGCCTACGAGTGCGGGATGCGGGCAGGGGAGATCACCGGCCTCACCTGGCAGCGGATCGACCTCGACGGGCCTAACCCCAGCGTGCTCGTCCGCGACGTCATGGAGAACGACCTCACCACCCGACCCAATACGAAGGGTGGCGGCGAGGAGGGGGAACGCAGGGTCAGTCTCAGTCCATACGCGGTGCAGCTCCTCCGGGGGATCCGCGATTGGCGCGGCGACGGTCCGGAGGATTTCGTGATCCGCAACAGCCGCAACAACCCGGTGTATGCGGCGTACCTCGGCCGCCGGTTCCGGGTTGCCTGGCGTCGAGCGTCGGAACTCGGTGAGGTCACCGGCCCGCGGCCCCGCTTTCACGACCTCCGCCACACCGTCGGGACCGGCCTGGCGGCGGCCGGGGCGCCGATCACCGTCATCATGGATATCCTCGGACACAGCAGCACGAGGATGACGAAGGGGTACCTGCGGGATGCGCAGCTCCCGGAGATCGCCGCGTGGATGAACGTCGTGGCCCAGCGGCACGAGGTGGCGCCCGTGAGCTACCTGCCTACCCCGGAGCCCGAGTCCACCACCCTGGACCAGTTGGCAACCTCCGTCGGCCTCGATGCCGATGCGGTGATCACCATCGTTGCGGAACTCGGCCGGCGGGGACTCCTGCGGCAGGACCTCGACCTCGCGGCGTAGGCCCGGCAGCGTCTCAGCCCTGCGGCTCGGCGGGGCTGAGATCCGGGTCGCTCTCGGCGTCGCCGACCCCCTGAAGATCGTTGATGATCTTCAGGTCCATCGGACTGAGCACGATGACATCGCCGCACGGACGTAGGAACAGCTCCGTGATTTCGCCTTCGCTTCCAGCACGCAGCTCTACGGCGCGCTTCTGGTTCGCCCGTCCCACGACGAGCCTTAGCGCGGTCAACGTAACCGACCACCTCTCTGCACCGGGTGGCACCACGAGTATCTCTGGGGTGCTGCATAGCACCCAGACGGGCGGCATCGTTTGATGCACATGCACTAATATCACACGACGTTGCGGGTCGACAGTTATTCAGAGTCATCCGATTTGACACGATCGGCGGACGTCTCCCATAAGGGAACCACACTTTTGGCGTAGCGCACCACATCGGCGTTCTGCTCCGTGGTGCCCGCCAGAGTCACCTTTGCAAGTTCAACAAGTGCACGCCGCTGCCTGTCCGTCATCGGAGCGGCAAGCTTCGCTATCTTCTGCATAGCCGGGGCGCAGTTCTGCGTCTCCGGGTATAAGTCCTCAGTGAATGCCAGATAAACCTCGTTGTAGCCACATCCGAGAAACTTGGCGATATCGGAGAGCTTGTCACTCTTGGGGATCCCCTGGTATGTGGCGTCTCCGCGCTTGAAGATCCGGTCGATCGTGTGGACATCCACACCTAGGGCCACTGCCCGGCGCGACCTGCTTTTACAGGCGTCGTACATAACGAAGAGCTGTCGGACTTTCGCCAATCTATTCCACGTTGGGGACAGTTCACTGGGCCCCGTCGAACTGGGATTCGACATCCTATCGACCTTCCTCCTTGCTCTGCGGGGGTTTGCCATCCAGGCAAACCCCCGCCTTGGCCTGATGGAAACCCGTCGTGGACATGCTCGTCGGACAGTTTGGCACGGCGTCGCATCCATGCTTCCAGCATCTCTCAGTCACCGCCTGCGCAGGGACGTCCCGATCGGGTCAGTTTCGATATTACTTAGCGCCGCCATGCATCGCACGTCGTCGCTTGACCAGGCGCAATACCGCAATCTTGGTAAAATCTGTCAGATTTCTTGATCTTCGGCGTGTCCCCGTGCAAGGTCATCACCGAAGCCCTCCCGGGCCGATCGACGGAGACACCAACCGCCCACAGCGCACGCGCGGCCCGTCGATCCCAGAGGAGGGGAACAGGACGAGAGGAGGGCCCCGTGTTGGCCACCGCGGATGAGACGCGGCACGTGTCTATGCCCGAATTCCTACGAAACAGCGCGATGCCGCTGGACGAGGCGGTGGATTACCTCCGGATCGACCGCTCGACCGCGTACCGCTACATCGAGGACGGGAAGCTCGCCAAGATCAAGCATGGGGGGCGGACGTGGATTACCCGGCGGTCCATCGAGGAGTACGAGCAGTCGCTGATCGACGCGGCCACGAGGGAGCAGGGTCGGGCCGCGCGCGCAGCCAAACGTGCACAGTGATCCGCGCGGCCGGGCTGGCTGCTACCCATGCCCGGCCGCGCTTGACCCCCGAAAAGGAATCCGGATGACCCAGACCCATCATTCCATCCCCCGGCAGGGTGGCCAACATCGCCGGCAGCGTGACGATATCGAGGCAAGGTGTGTTGCCGCGATGTGGGAGCGCCTGCACTGCGGTGTGCCGACCGACCCGATCCGGGATCTTGGGCTGCGCAACTACACCCCGCGGCATGCGGCGTCGGCGTCGCGCCGGCGGGTGTACTTGCCCGAGGACGGAGTGAGTTCCCAGTGACCGACGCCCGTGTTCGTGTCACGCATGTCCTTCGCCGCCGGCTGCGGCGCCTCGACGAGGCGCGGTTGCTGTACGTCGACGCGGTCTACACCCGCATCGGCCAAGCGGCCGTGAAGATGTTCATCGCCGCCGCCGTGCTGCTCGTCATCTTGATGGCGAGCATCGCGATCGTGTGGTCCAGCTGAGAAAAGGAAGCACATTGCCCATCACCGAAGCCCCGATCGACGTCAGCGACCTCGTGGCGCCGGCCGACCTCCGCCGCATCCTCCAGAAGCAGCCGAGCACCCCCGTCTTCAACCGCGTCCTGGCCAAGCACGGAACTCGGGTGACGCGACTGCGTAAGCAGGTGTGGCCGGTTGTCGCGACCGACCCGGCGGGCGAGCCGCAGGAGCCAGCTGACGAGCCGGAAGCGACCCCGCAACCGGATGCTCCGCAGACGGACGCCCCGCAGGACCCGACACCAGAGTTCACCGAGCCGGAAGCGACCCCGAATCCCGGCGACGAACCGACCGAAGACCGGTAAGCCGTGAGCCGCACCCACGAGTGCCCGGGTGGGTGTGAGGCACGCGTCCCGAGACATCTCTACGCGTGCAACGAGTGCTGGTATCGCCTTCCCCTTCCCCACCGGATCGCCATCCAGCAGAACAACCGGCATAGCACCCTCGGCTATGCCTGCGCGCGGTACGAAGCACACACCTGGTATCACGACCACCCGCTGACCACAAAGGACAGACGTAGCAGCTCAGAAGGGGCTTCCCAGCAATGACCATCATGTTCCACGATGACCTTGACGTTCGAGCGCAAGCCTTCCGTGACGTCGTCCGCGACTACCCGGACCTCCCGCGCCCGCACACCACCGAGGTCAAGGGGACAGGCGAAACCGGCGTCCGGATGCAGTTCCTGCGGCTCGACGACGTGATCACCTGGTGCATCCGGTTCGGCACCCCCCTTCAGCTCAAGCCGACGACGATCTTCGTCCGCGCTTCCACCACCATCCTTGTGGAGGACGTCTTCATTCTCGCGTGGACCCAGCTCGACCCCGTCGAGGCGTGGTCGCTGTTGGTCAAGGCCGGCTACGACGCCACGGACCGCGAGTTTGAGGGGCTGTTCAAGGCCAACGGCGTAGAGATCCCTGCGAGCCACGCGTTCGCGATCTCCACGTTGGCTGCGGCCAGCTAACAAGACCGAGGTGGGGCGTGTTGTGCCCCGACCGCGCACGCCCCACCTCTTCCCACCTTCAAGGAGTACCACATGCCCGTCACGCTTTCAGGGCGTCTGCCCGCCAATCACGGTCTCGCCGACCTGCTCTACACCCTCGTGGAGCACCCGGGGCACGAGCATTACGTTGTCGCGCGCCTCAAGTGCAGCAAGACCACCAAGCTCGCGAAGGATGGCTCCATCACCGCAGAGGTGTGCCTGACGGCGATCGAGGCACCGGATCCCAACATGAGGGCCGACGCCGCAGCGGATCTTCAGAAGCTGTTGACTGAGCTGCAAGAGCAGCGAACCGGAGAGGTCCCGCTGCCCCTCGACGGCTAGCATTGCCGACCCCACCCAACTACGACCCGCAGGCAGGGATCAGATACGACCGATCAGGCACTCGACACCCGCGAACAAGCGGCACAGCTGGCAGTACTGAAGGCTCTGAAGTCTCGCATCCGAGACCTTGAAATCCAGATCTCCGAGGCCTTCCTGTCCATTTTGGACGAAGGCGACTCGAAGGCCGCGACCCTCCCCGACGGGGTGCGGCTCGGAAAGATCACCAAGACCCGCGGCCGCGTGACCCCCACGGTTACCGACGAAGCCGCCCTCCTGCGCTGGGTCCAGACGAACTACCCGAGCGAGATCCAGCCGACCGTCCGGCCGGCGTTCCTCGCCCGGATCTTTGACTCCCTCAAGACGCACGGAGCGCCGGTCGACGTTCGCACTGGTGAGGTCATTCCCGGGATCGAGGCCCGACACGGCGACCCGTACGTGAGCTTCCGCAGTGAACCGGGCTACCAGGAGATTGTGGCCAAGCGGTGGCACGAGCTCGTCGGCCCCCGCCTGTTGGACGGTGAGGCCTGATGGCCGTCGACCTGGGCGACTACAACGACGTCGCCACGCGGATCGCGGAGTTCCGTACGAAGTGGCCCGAAGGCTGCCTCCGGCCGGCGGACCTTGACACGCCGTACGCCATCGAGCACATCGGAGAGCAGGCGTACATCGTCGTCGTGGCTGCCGCGTACCGGACCCCCGAGGATCCGACCCCTGGTGTTGGCATGGCCTACGAGCCCGTACCCGGCCGCACGCCCTACACGAAGTTTTCTGAGCTCCAGAACGCGGAGACCGCCGCGTGGGGGCGCGCGATCGTCGCTGCGCTGGCGGCTGATACCCGCAAGGGGGTTGCCTCCCACGAGGAAGTCCGCAACCGCACGGCCGAACGGGACGTCGACCCGGAAGCGGAAGTCTTGCGAGCCCAGATCAAGGCCCTTGCCGCCGTGCGAAAGTGGCCGCTGCGCGACGTTGCGCATGAGTTCGACCTGCACACCGGCGGCGATATCCGTGACGCGTCAGCAGAGGAGCTCACGCGCTTCCTGACAGACCTCCGTGCTGTCGGGATGGGTGTTTCGCTCGCCAGCGGCGAGGAGGCCTCATGACCGGCCTCACTCACACGCAGCAGGGCATCATGCACTACCTGCGTACCTACATCAAGGATGTGGGTTACCCGCCCAGCGTCCAGGAGATCGCCGACGGCGTGAAGCTCCGCTCCAAGTCGTCGGTTCTGTACCAGCTGCGGACCCTCGAAGCCCTCGGCCACATCCGCCGTGACCACAACAGGCCGCGTGGGCTGGTGATCCTGGCGGAAGAGGCGACGCCGTGACCGAACCCCTGGACCACCTGGGAAACGTCAGCCGCCAGTACCAGCTCAAGGCGCAGGAGTACCGCGAAGTCCTTGTCTCCGCGGCAAAAGCCGAAGCCGCACACAAGTCCGCGCGGGCACAGGCAATTCTGCGCGCCAAGGCCGAGGGTGACCGCGTCTCCCACGCGACGGCCGAGACGATCGCCGAGGCCGACGACCAGATCGCCTCCCTCTACCTGACTCGGTTGGTCACCGCAGCTGAAGCAGAAGCGCACAAAGCGCAACTGCTCCAGCTCCGCGAGCAGGTCGCGAACGGCAGGACGTTCGTTGCCTCAGCCCGAGAAGTCGACAAGATGCACGCTGAAGGACGCGCGGGCATCTAGCGATCCATAAAGGACATACCATGCGCATCCTCATCGGGGTCGCTGCTGCTGTCGTACTGCTGGGCAGCGTCACGGCGTGTGCCCGCACCATCGACCCGGCCGCCACGAACGCCACACTCGTTCCCGGAACGAGCAGCCTGTACCGGTTCTGCGACGGCGCGAACCTGATCTACTTCTCCAAGGTCGACGGCGACCACGACCAGTTCGAATTCTTCGTCCCGGCTGGATGCGACGCGCCACCGCCCGTTGTCACGGCGCCGTCCACTGCCCCGTCCACGACCGCGACGGCAACCATTGGCGGTGGCCGATGACCGACACCCGCCGCTGGCGCGTCGGCACCCACTACGGCATCCACGGCTACGCCGAGAACGCCGACAAGTTCGACGACGAGGACGAACCGATCTTCACGGCGCATACTCGCGCCATCGCAGAGCAGATCGTCTTCGATCACAACGCGCTGCACCTGCACCTCGCCAACGACGGCCGACCGGCGGACATCGAGGTTGGCGGCTTGCTGCATGAGATCGCCAAACTCAAGCGGAAAGCCGAACGCCTGGAGCGCCGCAACGAGGACTTGCAGGAGCGCGGGCTGCGCCTGGCCGGTCAGCTGCTGCGGGCCAACGGCGAACTACACGAATTCCGTGTTCGGCTGGTGCAACTGGCCGGTGGGGATGCCTCCCAGATGCCCCGAATGCTGGAGGCCACGACCGCGGAGGACTACGGGGTCGACGGGGCGGACTGCGCATGAACAGCACGCAGGCCCGCCGCGTGGTTGCCGCGCGTAGCGACGGACTCTGCGAGGTGTGCGGTAGAGCCAAGGCGACGAACATCCAGCACCGGAAGAACCGTTCGCAGGGTGGCACGTGGGACATCTCGAACCTGTTGCACGTCTGCGGGTCGGGTACCACCGGATGCCACGGCTACATCCATGCGAACCCGCTCAAGGCCTACGCCAACGGGTGGAGCGTGCGCGGAGCACTCACGCCCGCCGACATGCCCGCGTTGCTGTGGAAGCACTTCGGCCGGATCTACGTCTGGTTGAGCGACGACGGCAGCTGGAACCCCGTCGACTTCACCGAAACCGCCTGTAGGCAGGGAAAGGACATCGCGTGACGGCCCTGGTGTGGCGCCCCGAAGACGCAATCGCGCATCCCGCGGCGGAGCTGTTTCCCCTGATGTCCGAGGACGAGTTTCACGAGCTGACCGAAGACATCCGTACGAACGGGCTGCTGGAAGCAATCGTCCTGACCCCGTCCGGGCAGGTCCTCGACGGCCGACACCGGTTGATGGCGTGCCGTGAGGCGGGCATTGAACCGACCTTCTCAACGCACGCCGGCGACCCCTGGATTTTCGTCATCAGCGCCAACCTGCACCGCCGCCACCTCACCGACACTCAGCGGGCCGTCGTCGCGGGAAAGATCGCGAGCCGCGGCCCCGGGGAACGTGAACGGGATTCAAATGCCTCACCTGAGGCATTTGAACACCCCGCCCCGGCACAGAAGGAGGCGGCAGACCTGCTCAAGGTCTCGCGCTCAGCCGTCCAGCGTGCCCGCAGCGTGCTCCAGCGGGGCACACCCGCGATGGCGGCGCTCGTCGAGGAAGGGAAGGTCCCGCTCGCCACCGCGGACCGCGTTGTCCGGCTGCCGGCTGCCGAGCAGGACGAGTTCGTCAAGAAGGTCAGCGGCGGAATGCGCCCCCGCGGCGCTGCGCCACCGGAGAAGGAGGGCCTCGAAGGGACCCGACGCCTCCGCACACCGGCCAAGAAGGACACAGGCGTCATTGCGCGAGACGCGCTCCAGGCCATCGCCACCGACATGAACGGCCTGGAGCTGGCGGTCAAGGGCATCACCACCGCCGACCCCGGTCTGTCCGATGAGGACAGGAAGGCGTTCGACCGCGCGTTGACGAAGGGGATTCGCGCACTGTCAAAGATCCGCAGGTGCCTGCGGGTTGTCAACGAAGAAGGGCAGCCATGAAAGAACCCAAGATCGAGGCCATTCGGGTGGACCACCTCACGGTGGACCGCCGCGTGCAGCGCACCATCGACACCGGCCGAGCGCGCAGCATCGCCGCGGAGCTCGACTTTGCGGCACTCGGAACCCTCATCGTCAGCCACCGCGAGGACGGCACCTACCACGTGGTGGATGGCCAGACCCGGGTGGCAGCGCTGAAGGAGGCCGGCCACGGCGAGTACGAGGCGGACTGCAAAGTTTTCACCGGCCTCACGCTCGCCGAAGAGGCCCGGTTGTTCCGCCTGTACAACAACACCAAGACCGTCAAGCCCACCACCAAGTTCATCATCCGGGTGGTCGAAGGCGAGGCGAAGGCCGTCGCCATGAACCAGGTACTGGAGCGCAACGGCTGGAAGGTCACCGGCGCCGTCAGCCGGGGGCATTTCAGCGCCGTGAGCGCCTTGGAGTGGGTCTACGAGGGTGCCAAGATCTACGAGAGCGGCAACCTCGATGCCTGCGAGACCGTGGTCAACGTGCTCACCGTGGCGTTCGGTATGAACGAGAACGGCGTCCGGGCCGAACTGATCAAGGGCTTGGGTCTGGTGGTTCTCCGGTACGGGGACGAGCTCGACTTGCGCAAGTTGGCCACGGACCTGTCCACCCACGACGGCGGACCGCTCGGCGTCATCGGCGACGCCCGTCAGCTGCGCCGGTTGCGCAGCGCCAACATCGCCGACGCCATGGCCGAGGTTCTCGTGGGCATGGTGAACAAGGGGCGGCGAACCAAGCGCATCCCCGAGTGGCGCGAGGCCGCCTGAACGGGCGCACAGATGTTCACACAGCCGCCTTAGAGGCATCGAGGATGAGGTACGTCGGGTGGTGTGGTTCAAGGTTGACGACGGGTTTTACGACCACCCCAAGGTCTTCGATCTATCGGACAGCGCTGTGGCGCTCTGGACTCGGGCCGGCAGTTGGGCTTCGCGAAACACCACTGACGGTTTCGTCCCGTCCAACCTGCCCGCCCGTTTCTGCGGCGACCCCGAGACAGCTGTTCGAGAACTCGTAGATCGCAGGTTGTGGCGACGAACCCGCGGAGGCTTTCAGTTCCACGATTGGCAGGATTACAACCCGCTCGCGGAGACCGTGACCGACAAGCGCGAGAAGGCGCGCAAACGGATGCGAAAACTCCGCGAAGCCCGCCGCGAAGAAACGATAATTGCTGGTAGTGACGCAGATGGTTCGCGCGAACTTCGCGAGAACTTCGCCGTCACAACCCGCGAACGTTCGCGCGAACTTCGCGACCCCCGACCCGTACCCGTACCCAAAGGTTCTTCTGACGAAGAACCTTCACCACCGATCCGGCGGACGACCAAGACCCGAGGAGACCCTGAGTTCGAACTGTTCTACGCCGCCTACCCGAAGCACGTGGGGCGCAAGGCGGCAGAGACGGCCTGGAAGAAGGCCACCCACTCAGCTGACCCACAGGCCATCATCGCCGGCGCGAAGCGCTACGCGGACGAACGAGCGGGCCAGAACCCGCAATACACGAAACAGCCCGCGACCTGGCTCAACCAGGGCTGCTGGGAAGACGACCCACAGCCCCGACCAACCCAGGGACACCTCGGGTTCCGCAACCCCACCGACCCCAACGACTACTACGGAGAGCTCTAGTGATGACGATGCCCGTGCCGAGCTTGCCGGCCGCGCTGGGCGCCGACCCCGCGATCGTGGCCGACAACATCAGCGAGGCCGAGGCGCGACTGGCGAAGACCATCCCGAGCCGCTACCAGACCGCCGAGCCCACCGACCCCGCGGTTCACCGGTGGGTGACGGACGTCGTGGCCGGCGCGAAGCAGCATCACTACCCGGTGCTTCGCGAAGGCCCGTCGCTGCTGCTCCTCGGGCCGACCGGAACCGGCAAGACATTCCAGGCCTACGGCGCGATCCGATACCTGGCGCTGGCCGGCGCGCGGTTCTCCTGGGCGTTCACCACCGCCGCCGACGCCTACGCCCGACTCCGGCCCCGCCCGACCGTCGACCAGGAGGAGACGTTCCTCCGCCTGGCCAACGTCGCTGTCCTCGTCCTCGACGACCTGGGCGCCGCGAAGGCGAGCGAGTGGACCGAGGAAGTCAACTACCGCCTGATCAACCACCGCTACGAACGTCAGCTGGCGACCCTCATCACCAGCAACGTCCCTGCGGGACAGCTCAGAGCCGACCTCGGCGACCGGGTCGCGTCCCGGCTCGTCGAAATGGCTGCACGTGCTGTCCTCGCCGGCCCCGACCGGCGCCGCAACATCCACCGAGCAGAACAGGAATCAGCATGAAGTTCATCAAGAACGCCACCGACGTCGTTCGCCTGGCCACGGCCGTCCTCATGGGCATCAGCGCCGGCCTGGCCCTGGCGCGCAATACCCGCGAACTCGTCCGCGACGTCGCGGAGGACGACGGCCTCATGGAGAAGCTCGTCCACGCCCAGCGTGCGCGCCGCAAGGCCGGGGAGGAAGCCAAGTGAGCACGGTCTACGTCTCCATCGGCAACTCCGATGATCGGCTGCCACAGCTGAAGTGGGCGACCTACGTCCAGGAGCTCCGCCACATCATGCGACTGCTCGCCACGGAGATTCACGGCGACTGGTACTCCGCACCGGACTCGCCGTACCAGAACGCGTGCATCGCCGTGGCGGTCTCGGACGAGGCCCGCGGCACCCTCCGCGAGAAGCTGGAAATCCTGCGCGCCCTGTACGACCAGAAGGTGATTGCCTGGGCCGAGTGCCCCGAGACGGAGTTCCTGTAATGGCCGGAGAAACCAAGATCACCATCGTTGGAAACCTGACCGCCGACCCGGAAATCCGCTTCACCGCAGGGGGTTCGGCGGTGGCGAACTTCACCGTCGCGTCGACGCCGCGCACCTTCGACAGCCAGGCCGGCAAGTGGAAGGACGGCGAACCGCTGTTCCTCCGATGCAGCATCTGGAACACGGCCGCTGAGAACGTCGCTGAGTGCCTCGCCAAGGGCGCCCGCGTCGTTGTCCTCGGCAGCATCGTCCAGCGCTCCTACACCACCTCTGAGGGCGAGAAGCGGACCGTGGTGGAGCTGCGCGCTGACGAAGTCGGCCCGTCGCTGCGTTACGCCACCTGCAAGATCCAGAAGGCAACGCGCTCCGCGGGCGCAGCCGGATCGGATCAGTGGGCGAGCGACGACCCCCCGTTCTGATGGCCTTCATCCGGATCTGGTTCGTGCCTCGGTCCCACACGTGGGGCAACCGGGGTGCGGCCTACCGCTGGCGCTGCGACATTTGTCCGCACAGCACGGGGACGCACCACTTCGACCGCTTCACCGACCGCATCCGGTACCGGCCCGACACCCACCCGTGGCGACGGTGCATCGACGCCGTGGATCGCCACATCTGCAACTACCACCGCGGCCTGATAGGGCCGCTGACGAAACGAAAGGAGCCGACGTGAGCTCCGCAGGCTCCACCCCGGAGTCTCCAACCGCGATCCTCCGCCAGATCCAGGTGGATACCCGCATGACCGTGACGATTCTTCAGCAGATCTACAGTGCGCTGCTGTACATGAACAAACGCGGCGACCGCGTGGCCGGCGAGATCCTGAACGTGCTCGCCGAAGCACAGGAAGAGCCCGAGCCGTGACCCCCGAGGCGATCGGCCGGGCAGCTCGGATCAAGGGCATCAAGGCCGAGCGGGACCTGGCGGCATACCTGCGGACCTGGTGGCCCGACGCCGAGCGCGCCGTGGTCACCGGCTTCCGCTCCGGCGAGCACGTTAGCGCCGACCAGGGCGATATCCGCGGGGCCGGGAACGTGGTCTGGCAGTGCAAGCACGTCGCCACCCTGTCGGACACCCAGGTGATCGAGATCCTGGAGCAGACCCGCAACCAGACCTACGCGGCGGGCGCGGCCTACGGGATCTTCGTCCAGCGCCGCCAGGGCAAGACACACCCCGGCCACTGGTGGGCCTGGCTCAACCTCGACGAACTCAGCCAGTTGGCCAGCTCCGGCCGCTACAACCTCGGGCCGGGCCGGCACCCATACCGCTACCCGTTCACCGGTCGGCGGATGCCGCCCGTGCGGATGCTGCTCGCCGACGTGGTCGAGCTGCTGATCGACGCAGGATACGGAGAGGAGGACACGTGGACCCGCATTGCCCGGGATGTGAATCAGGCGACGTGATCGGCGTGGAGGTTCGAGGCGTCTACGACGGCGTCCTCTACTGGATGTGCGAAGCGTGCGGCCTGAGGTACCACCGATTCCCCGAGGGGCACTGGCTCCGCCCGCGAGCTGAAAGGCACATCGACGAATGACGCGAACTGGCTTCTACGCCAGCCTCGGCTTTGTCCTATGGGTGTTGTGCCTGTTCCTCTGGACGGTATTCGGTGGCGTGTGGTGGCTCATCTTGGGAGGAATTGCGTTGATGCTGTGCTTTCTGCGATGCGAGAGGTACTGAGAGGACGACCTGCGATGAACAATGTTGAGCCGCGAGCGGAGATCCGCATGGCTGCGCACGAGCTTCGAGAGCTGTACGTTGCACTCCTGGCCGCAGGGTTCGACCAGGCCCAAGCGTTGACGATTCTCGGACACCTCGTCGCCACAAAGAAGGCGTGACACAGCGAACCCCCCGGGGAAGGGGGGCCGGGGGGTTCGCATGAAGGGGATTATCGGCAGCCAGCCAATGAACCATTTCGGAGCCTACCCTACGGAGGACGAAATGGACCACCGGTGCCGCCGAGGACAGTACTGTGACAACCGCGAAACAGTCGACGGCGCGGTGGTGGGCCGCGCCATCCACGCCGAACACGGCTTCTGCGACGCCTGCACCCGGCAGGTGGAGCGCGCCGTCCACGACCTACCCCAGGACTACGTCCGGCTCAACCTCATCCTCGGGAAGGGCCGCACCGTCGGCGGCGAACCGGTCCGAATGACCAAAGAACTCCCGGTACCCATCCGGCTCCACATCGAAGCCCTGCAACGGAACATGGTCGACGAGACCGACGCGTGGGCGCACAGCTTGTCCCGCGTCCTCAACGTCGACTGGCAGGCTGGCGGCACCCGGCCGAGCTGGCGCCTCGATCGGGGATGCCGGCTCATCTGCGGTGCACTGACCGCGTTCCTTTCCCTCCGCGACGAGAAGCACATCATCTGGGAATACGGCCACCGCTACGTTGCCGCGCGCGACGGCCTCGACGGCGGCCTGAAGTTCATGTCGCTCAGCCACAAAGCCCAGCTCTTCCTCGGGCAAACGAAGCTCATCCACCGACTCCCGGTGCCGTGCCCCCGCTGCGACGCGATGGACCTCGTGCGCGAAGACGGCAGCGACATCATCGAGTGCCGTGACTGCACCAAGAAGTACACATGGGACGAGTACCAGCACCTCTGCCTGATCCTCGTCGACCGCGAAGAGAAGGGCCTGAACGTCGCATGAACCGACCACGGGAGATCATTCCAGGCTGGGAGGGAGCGGTTGGCCCGTTCCCCAGCGAATACGGCAAGCCCCACGTATATGCCCGCGATGTCCACTCGGGGGCGGGAAACTGCGTGTGCGGCTGGGACCTCGGCTACCGCCTGCACATCCAGGCGGCTCCGGGCATTCCCGTGCCAGAGGACATGCGGTGAAGCGGCGCACCGTCTACGCCGCGGAGCGGGATGTCCACGGTCGTTGGCGCCGGCTCTACTGCTGGACACAGAAGGCCGGCGCCGTCCGGAAGATCAAGCGCATCGGCAACCGACGCGAACGTCGTGAAGGCCGCGCGCAAGCCCGCAGCGGAGGTGACGAATGAAGATCCACGCCGACTCGACGAACGACTACTACCTAATCAAGTACTTGTCGACCAGCCGAGGGCAAACCCCCCGGTACTTCGGGTTGCACGCCGCAGACCCGCGGGAGGCCGTAGCCGCGTTCCGGAGACTGTTCCCTCGCGGCATCGTCGTCGACGTGTTCCCCCCGCCGGTTCCCCCGCAGGCCTGGGCATGACCCAACGAGCATGGCCGTGGCCGGCCGACACGACCCTTGACCAATCTCGTCGGGTAGCACAGATGTACCGCCACCACCTGCACCGCGCCGACCCCGCCACCTGCGCATCCCTCGATGCGCAGTTGATCGCGATGGGGCAGCCCTGGGTTGTTCCCGGCGCGAGCGTGCACGCGGACGACGACCTACTGACCGCCGACCTCGCGGCCGACGAGATGCGCGTCGCCCGGCGCACCATCTACGCCTGGCGGGAGCGGGGCCTCCCCGTCGTCGCCACGCCGGATGGCCCGCGGTACCGGGTCGGCGACCTCCACCGGTTCGTCGCCGACCAGCGCCGGCAGCGGGCGCAGCGCCGCAAGCGGCAGTGAATCACGTGCGGATGCCAGCCCACGTCTCCGCGGACAGCAGCAGCTGCACCCACACCTGCGCCTCGTTGATGGCCTCGCGGTGGTAGCCGTGAAACCCCAGTCCCTCCAGCGTCGCCGCCATCCGATCCGCAGACTCCGCCGCGCAGTACACCGAGACCGACCAATCCGCCGCTGGCGTCCGCTGGTACGCCACCGTGCGCGCCGAGACTTGAGCCACGATCCCCGCAACAGCCAACCTGGCCTTCACGAACTCCGCCGGGTTTCCGTCTCCCACGTCCGTCCCTTTCAGTTCGCGTCGTCCACTGTCGCTGCCAACATCCGGATCGCCTCGTCCACGCTGCGCGCCCCCACGGCCTCTGGGAGCGGCTCATAGGGTGGTGTCGTACACGCCGACACCCACCAGTTCGGTCCGGCGCTCGCAATGTTGCGATCTGCGAATCCGAGAAGGCGGGTTCCGTCCCAGATGTACCAGCGGCCGTTTCGGGGCTTGGCGTGGCCGACGCCGTAGCGGCTCCGATGGAGTCTCATGCTGCTCACCTATTCCATGTCGGTTGGCCGGGACTCGGCGTCCCCCTGGACACCGAGCCCCGGCACCGCTCTACGACGCGCGAGGACAAGACCCACCCAATCCTCGTCGCCGCAGAACCCTTCTACCCCCGCCCGGCAATCACCGTTGCCGCAGGAGCACGCCGCTCAGAAAGAAGATCCCGCCGACCACGACCAGAAGCCAGAGCCACCACGTCGCCCCGCGGACGGCCCATTCGCACAGCAGAACCCTGCTCTCATGCACCGAGCCGGAGAACAACACGCTGCCGCACGGCGCTCCCGCGTTGTCCTTGTGGGGCACAACTGCCACGATGGATCCGATGATCAGCAGCGCGACTCCGATCTCCAGCAACGGAGTCGACAGTTTAGACAGCTTCGAGGTTTCCGTCATCGCTATCCCCTTCCCTTCCGGGCGGTCAACGCCCGCTCCATTTCTTTCAGGACGTTCTCGCCCTGCTCGGTGAGGAACATCCGGTGCATCTCGCCCAAAGGAGCGATATCCACCGCCATCTTCCACAGCTCGGGAACCTCAAGCAGCCAGGTAACAGTCCAGCTGTCTCCGTGCGGCATCCACGTCTTGACCGGCTGGCCGTTGCGCACGCTGTTCACCAGGAACGCCTTCAGCTCGCCGGCGGCGATCGCTTGCAGTCGACGCAAGCGCGGCTCACTCGGGCGAAGGCGCTTCGGCGAAACGCAGAAGGGAACCAACCGCAATTTGCACATGCGAAAGCCTCTCGTTCTTGCGCCCCCGAATAGTGAATTGAGACAATATGCGTCAAGACACGCCGTTATGAGATGGCGCGGACGCGGAGTGGTGCGCAGGGGGTGTGCACGGTGGTAACGTTTCGCGCGGTACCCCCTGCGCGAAAACAGCAGCTAGCGCGACCTCGGCTTGCGCGTCGTGGAAGCGGCTCGGCTAGAGCCTCCGGCCTTCGGTGCAGCCGCCTTACCTGAGGCGCGGCGCTTCCGGGTGGCGAGCTTCCGCCGGTCCTCGGCCTCGCGCTCAAAGATCTCGTCGATATCCGCTTCCTTCGCATCGCGGGACGTGATCCGAACGCGCCTCGCGAGGTACGACTTATCCGTGTAGGCGCTGCGTCGCCGGATAAGAGTCTTCTCGCCCGTCTTAGGATCCCGGTACCACAGTTCGGCGACCTCGTAGCCACAGCCGCGGGTGCACCGGGCTACGTACTGACAGTTGGCCTCGGCGTCGTTGTACAGCCGTTCCCAGACCTCGTCACTCCAGAGATGTCCCCTGCGGCACCTGCGGAAGATCTTGTTCCGCAGGTACTCGGCCTTGTCGGTCACCTCGACGGGACGAGCGGTGCCCTTCGTGGTCATCGTCGCCTCCGTGCTGGCTTCGGCGGCGCGGGGATCAGCGCCTGCTCGTCCTGCTCGTCCTCATCCGCCGGTTCCGGCGGGGCCCCCTGCGTCGGCAGCCAGACCTCGTTAGTCCAGGCGAACCCCACCTCCTTGGGGAGTGCCCCCACGCAGGCCTGTGACAGCTTCGGGAACCGCGGCTTCCCCTTGCCATCCTTCTGCGCGTGCCCCCAATCCCAGATCGGCCGGCGCGCGTCGGAGAACAGCTGTTTCTCCCGGCGGTTCGGGTCCGTCGGCGTCACCCACCAGGCAACCCCGGGTCGCGGATCGGGGAGGCGGTTACCGCCAGGGCCATAGACTCCGATCGCCGGGAACGGGTCGTCCGGCACATCCAACGGGTTGAACACCCCGAGGATCTCCGCCCGCGCCGTGTACATGCTCATGAAGGTGGCCAGGGCGATCTGGCAACTCTCGCAGAGGTCGAATCGGTGGACCTTGCTGTAGATGCCTACCTGTTCCTCGTACACGGCGCCAGGTTCGCCGCACCTGTCGCATTTAGCACTTACCGTAATGACTTTCATGTTCTGCTGATCTTTTCTCGCATGTTGGGTTGAGGGTGTATGTGCGATTGCATCTCGCTAACTCGTGCCGCGACCCTCCTCAACGTCCGCGCCAAGCTACTCGCCGAGCTGGCACACGCCGGACACGTCGAACATCACCGCCACGGTGACCGGTATGCGATCACGCGGAACGGCCTGGCCGACCTGCGCTGGCAATTGCTGACATCCAGCGAGGGCGACGCCGCGTAGCTGGATGGTTGGTACCGCCTGCGGGACTCGAACCCGCGACCTGACCCCTATAAAAGGCGCGCTCTGCCGACTGAGCTAAGGCGGCTTATGCGAATCGCTATCTACGTTCTCGGCGCCGAGCTCGTGGCCGTCGACTTCAGCGCCGAGGAGTCCGAGCCCATCACACCTGGGCCGGGCGCGGCCGGACCTCAGTTCGAACTGGGGTTCCGGCCGCCGCAGCCGGGCCCGGAATGCGCTTCCTCGCCGTTCAGGGCTCCACCAGCTTCACCGAACCGGACGCCGTGACCTCATCGACAATTGTCGACATAGGCCCGATCGTCACGCGGTACTGGCGCTGACGCGCCACCCCGGCAACCCGGAACCCCGCTCGACAAGGGCCGGTCCCGAGCACGATCCCCAGGTAAGGCTCACCGTCGAGGTGTCCACCCTGCACAGTGGATACCTCGGGCATCGGTCTCGCTTGCAGCGTCTCGCACGAGGCGACGACGGTCCCGGATACCTCGGCGAGGTCCGGCTCAGCGGCAGCGTGCACAACGACCACGCTGGCGGCGAGCAGGCCGGCCGCGAACATGACTGCCATTGCCGTACTCATGGGTTCCCCTTTCTCTCAGCCAGCCCGGCGATGCACACCGGGCTGGGCGTAGATGACTGCTTCCAGCTCGGCGAGCCGGGACGCCAGGCCGGCCAGCTCGGCCAGCTCGGCGACCCGGGATTCCAGAATCCTGATTTTGGCCTGCGCTACCCGGAGTTCGCGGTCCCGCGCCGCTTCCCTCGTCTCGGGAGTTGTCGCGGGTGGTTGCCACTTCTTCGGCTGAACCTTGCGGGTCTCCGGCTCCGGAAGGTCCTGCGGGTCGTCCGTGAACGAGTACGTGCCATCGAAAAGGCCGGGCAGCCAACGTGCGTCGAACCCGAGGGCTACGGATACGCTGGCCAACATCTTCGCGTCTGGCACGGCACCGGTCCGGTAGATTAGCTTGCTTCGCAGGGCCGAAGTTTCAAGCCCGACCGTCTGAGCCAGTCTTTCCTGAGTCATGCCTCGCAGCTTCAAGCACTCTCGCACGTACTCGGCTACTGCCTTCGCGCGGCGATCCCGCTGACACCTGCTCGTCATGCGTAAATTTCCGTTCTGACTCCGTAGAGGGCAATGCCCGGAGTCCGCTGTCCGTCAGTGTTCGAGCTAACGCGTCGGGTTGCGACGTTCGGGAACGTTAGACCCGACACATGACAAATTCTACTATTTGCACTGCTCCATTCGGGCGTAATCGATCATGACGGAGCGTAGTATCCGCTGGCTATGCCGCCCGATCGAGGGAGTAACAGGAATAATCCACAACCGCTATCAGGGGGTGGGTCAAGTCGCGTCAGCGTCGTTCAATATGGTGCTGACCTGCTGTTGCTTCATGCCCGAGCGCTTCACGAGGTCCGTCACCCGATAGCTGGGACCCAAACGGCGTAGAACAGCTGCACGCTCGGCGAATGCCGCCCGTTCTTCTTCCAGGCTGTCTTTGTGTGCCTTATCGGCTCGCGCCTTTGCCTCTCGCGTCCGCTCGGAGGCCTCCTTTGCCCTGGCCACCCTCATAACCGCACGGTCAAGGTCCTCCAGGGAGGCCGGCTCCGTCAGCACCTCCGGCTTCTCGGCGTCCGCCATAGCACCCTCACCCTCCGTCGAAACTGTCGAATAGGCGTGGTCCTACTCGACCGTGTCACCGTCCGTCTCGGTGCCCATCGTCCCGCGCCGGCCACCCGGGGTCCAGAGCCCGGCCGGCCACACCACCGCCGCCAGCGGCAGGTCCGCGCAGTAGTCGTACGCGTCGTCCTCGCACGGCGACGGCGTCCCCGTGTCCACCGCCACCGGGGGCGACGCGATGACCTCGGCGTCGCCCGGCCGGGACGGGTTCGCGCACACCCTGTACTCGTCCTGCCGCCACAACACCAGGTCGCCCTCGCCGGTGACGTCGGCGGTGCCGAGGTAGGTGTGGACGTCGACCACGGCCCAGTGCTGGCTATCCGCCAACGGGGCGACGAACCGCCGGGAGTAGGAATCGCCGGCCTGGACATCCCCACCCACGTCACCCCCCGGCATCACCTCCGGGTGGGGCTCGGTGAACACGGGTCTGTCTGCCGGGACCAGCACCTTCTGCGTGATGACCAGGTCAGCGGCAAGGCGGTTGTACGGCCCGTCCGCGGCCAGCTCGTCGGACTCCAGCACCCGGGCGGCCCACTCGTGCAGCGGCGCGAACTCCCCGCGCTCCAGCGCCACGCTGGCGGCCGCGCGGGTCACCTCGACGTCGGTCGCGATGCCCTCGTCGGCGAGCGTGTCGGAAGCCCACAGTGTGAGCTCGGCCACGCCCAGCATGTAGCGCGCCCAGTCGGCCGCGTTCCAGTCGGCGGTGCTCATGGTCGGTTCCTCTCGGTTGGTGGGTTCGGCCGTGTGGCCGCGCCCGGGGCCACCGCGTGCACGGTGGCCGCGAGCGTGATCACGCGGACTTCTTGAACGCTTCGGCGTACTCGCTGCGGAACTGATCGCAGAAGCAGACGAGGCACAGCTCCTCCGGCTTCACCCCGGCGAGCAGCAGCCGCCGGCGGGTTCCGGGGTCTTCGTCCAGCCGTGATCCCACTGGCAGCGTGCTGACCGGGTAGAGCGCTTGAAACTTGCGGAGGCACAGCAGCGCCCGGCCCTGCGTGTACGCGAAATGCACCTTCCGCGTGGTGTTCCGCGCGAGGAACATCCGTCCCGCCACCGGGGCCGGGAATTCCTGGCCGCTCATTGCGACACCACGCCGTCGGCCTTCCGGGTGGCACGGGCTTTTCTCGCAAAGTTGTCGTCGACGTCTTCGCGGATGCACTTTGCCAAAGCCGCGATGTGCACGTCGGCTCCGCGCTCTGCTTCTCCGTGAGACAGGCCGTGTACGTCGGTGCCGATCGCGATGGCTGCTGCCTTCATGCCGTCGAGCTGCAGGAGTGCGCGGTATCGGCCCTCTACGTGCGGGACGTACATCTGATCGGTTGTTGTCGTCTGACTTGTCAGCGTCTGGTGCAGGTTGCCAGCGAGCCGGATCACGGCGGCGTACGACGCCCCGTGCTTTTCGGTCAGCTCGGCGGCGTACGCATTGGTCTTGTGGAAGTCCTTCGATTCCATGCCTCATCCCTTCTCGGTTGGCCGTGTAGCCACGCCCGCGCCTGTTCGGTGTTCTGTCATGCCAGAACACCGAGCAGGCGCGAATGGGGTTACACGGACTAGCTGACGACCCGGGCCCTACTTCGAGTCGCCGTCCACAGGTAGAAGTCGCGGTGCCCCGTCTTCCCGGCGTGCTCGTGCTGCCAGGCGTAGACCCCTTCCGCGACGCCGTCCACTTCCCGTTCCCAGGCGGACGACTCCGGGCAACCGCGACAGGTGCTCCGCGCAACGGACACGTGCGCCTCGTCGTCGGCGACACCCGGCAGGATGCCCGGCACCGTGCCCCTCAGCCGCTTACGCGGGGTGCTGTTCCCTGTCATGCTTCTCCCTTCCGTTGACCGTGCGGTCACGGCGCCGGCACGGGCCACTGTGGCCCGTGCCCCGCCGATGTCACGCGCGGGTTGGCGTGCGGGCTCAGAACACGGACGGGAGCCAGCCGTCCGTCCCGTTCTGATTGCGGATCGGCATGAGCCACGCGCGGTAGTCCGGACCGATGCGGATGTGCGCCGGGCGGTTGCCGGTCTCGCCCGCGAACATCTGCACGTACTCCTTGCGTCGCTTGCCGACCTTCGCGAAGTCCGCCAGGAACGCCGCGTTGAACATGACGTGCGTTGCGGAGTCGGGCAGGGAGTCGACGGCGATGCGCGGGAGCATGTCCCCGAGGTCGTTGGAGGACTTCGGGCGCAGCTTGACGGCCAGCGTCACCCCGAGGCCGGCGAATTCCGCGGTCATCTCCCCGGTGTTCACGGTGACCGTGACCGTCAGGGCCTGCCGGAACGTCTTCTCCAGGTTCGCGACGTCCTCCGCACCGATGGTCACGGCGTGGGGCAGCTCTCCGCCGTCCACGGCCGCGTGTGCGGCGCGGTACCGGTCGGAGGACCAGCCGTGAAGCCGCCCACCCTCGGTGTGCAGGCGAACGACCGTGAACTGTTCCAGGGCGCCTCGGCCCGTGTCGGCGGTAAGCGCCAAGTCGGCGAGCATCCCGACAAGCGCGCCCTTGCCGTTCGCCGTGAACGCGGTCACGGTGCCGGTTTCGGTGCTCGTCGTTTCCATCATGGCAGTCATGGTGAATCCCTTCGTCACGTTGGGGTTGGCCGTGCAGCCATGGCGCGCGGGCCGCCCGAAGGCGGCCCGCCACCAAGTGCGCACGGTCAGGCGTCGGCGAGCACCCGGTCGAGCGTCTTCACGGTTTCCAGGTCCAGCACGTCGAACTTGCCGAGCACGGCGCTGGACATGTTCCGTTCGGCGCGCGAGGCACCCCGCACCGTGCCTTCGTGGTGCACGTAGGTGTTGACGGCCTGGAGCACGCCGTACGCGGTGCCCTTCCACGGCTCGACGCGGTTGTCGCTGTTCCAGAGCCGGGACAGCGCGGCGCGCTTGTTCGCCGCGGTGGTCTGCTTGGTTTTGCTGTCCGCGTCCGTCGTAGGCACGTGGACGTTGAGGAACTTCGACCATTCGCGCGGGGTGACCTCGATTTCGCACAGGGCCTTGACCTGCGCTGCGAAGTCCTCCGTGACGGTGTGCATGATGGCGAGTGCATCCCGTGCTTCGGCAAGCTTGAGCTTGCTGTTTCGGGAGTGCTTGATCTTGATCGCCTGGCCGTTCTCCGAGAGCCCGGCCGCCATCGTGTTGTCACACACGACGTTCGTCACGACGCGCTTGTACGTCGTCGCGATGCTCCCGTCGTGACTCGTGCAGGCCAGCAGGTTCGGGCGGAACTCGACACCCTCCGGGGTGCGGATCGTGTCGGGAACCTCGACGCTCACCCACGCCTGTGCGCCGTTCTTGAGCAGGCCGGCGGAGCCGATGCCCAACCCGTCGTCGAGGATGTTCCCGACCTGGGTAACCAGCCAGTCGCGATACTGGTGGATCTCGTATCCGTCCGCGAAGTACCCGAAGATGTCGCCCGTGTCGACTCTGCCGACGGGGAAGCGCTTGGTGTCCTCGCGGCTGGTGACGCCGTTCTCGGTGATCCACGTGGCCTTGGCGGTGCCCTTCGCGGCGCTCCAGTAGAACAGCCGGGAGAGCACGTCTTCCACGGGCACGGCGCCCGGGTAGTGGTTGGACTGCTCACCCTGGTCCGCGGCGCGGTAGTGCCACGCGTTCCCGCGTTTGGCGGTGTACCCGATGAGGGTGTTGTTGTTCAGCCACAGCTTGGTTTCCTTGGACATTTCTGCCTCTTTCTCTTGTGTGCCCGCATGGTTTGGCCGTGCGGTGACCGCGCAGGAACGTCCGGAGGGGACGTTCCCCACGGATAGCGCACGGGCGGCCAGGTGCCCGCTCTACAGCTGGTCTCCGCCGTCCCACTCGCCCTTGGTGATCTTGAGGACGCACGTGCGTTCCGTCTTGGGACGCGCGATGGGTTTCGAGCTGTCCACGCGGAACGCGGCGAACCCTTCGGACTTCGGGTCCGGCCACAGGTGGCCGATTCGCTCGCCGTCGCGGAACACGTGGACGGTGCCACTCAGTTCGTTCCGTTTCAGGGAGTACACCGGCCCCAGGTTGGCCCCGTCCGGGTCCACCGCGTAGGTGTCGACGTCCGACCACAACGGGGTGTCGGCGCCGACGTCTTCGGGGCGCACGTTCACCCATCGGCCGGACGTCCCGTACCGATACAGGGTGAACACGTGATCCCCGGCTTCGGTGAAAGCGTCCACCCGGTCCGCGCTCTGTTCGTCGTATGCGGGCGAGTTGCCGTCAATCTCCGCCCACCACTGCATAACCAGTTCAACCACTCGCATTGGTGTTCCCCTTCCGTTGAGCTAGACCTAGCGGTCACGGCGTGCGCGCACCCCCATGCGCGCCACCGAAAGCGCTAGCACTACTGCCAAGAACCGTTCGGCATCTTCGTTTTGACGATCACGCCGTCGGACGCGGGCAAGTGCAGCCCGTTCGCCGCCTCGCGGTTCATCTCCCCGATGCGGCGCACGGCCACGGGGAGGCACCGGGAGCACGCGCTCACGTTGACGCCGGACCTGAACGGCTCGACACCGATTTCGGGGTTCCCGGGGTGCTGGATCTCCCGGCGCGACTGCACCCAGAACAGGGCACGCCGCGTGCACCTTTCCGTGACTTCACACACGGTTCTCTCCTTTCGTTTGGCCTAGCAGCCATGGCGCACGCGCGGTTGCCCGCGCGTCACCAAAGCGGCTACGTCAGTAGCGCGGGTGCGACGGCTGCTGGCCGTAGAAGTGGAACCAGAACGAGCCGCGTGCCATGTCGCGCCAGCACTCGTCTTTGAAGTGCCCGTAGCGGTTCTCAAGCACGTTCAGTGCCTCCCGCGGGTGCCGTTCGACCGTGTACGCGGCAACCGCGCATGCCTCGAACCAGCACAGGCCCAGCCGGTACCCGAGGTCCCGCAGCGCGGCGAACTTCTCCGCGCCGTAGGCGGTCGCGTCCTGCCGGGTGCGCCCGTTCACCAGCGTTTCGGTGACCGGGGTGTCGCCCACCCACGGGAGCCGGGCCCAGCCGTCGGGCCCGTAGACCTCGTATGCGGCGGGGTTGATCCGTGCCGCGTATGCCTGCCCCTTGCTCGGGCCGTCGAGTGCTTCCAGCGTCCACGAGTCGGGCGACGTGTTGGCGTGCCGCACGTGGTACCGCCGGTCCGGGCTTCCCATGTGCCGGATGACGCGGTCGGTGATGTTCATTTCCACTCTCCCTAGTGCGTTGCCGCGTACTGGATTGCCGCCGAGCCCGCCAACAGGACAAGCACGGTGATCGCCCAGGCGATGATCCGAACCGCGAAGCTTTCGATCATTTGCGTTCCCTTTCTGTCCACAACGGACACAGCAGGGGACGGACACGCCGTCCCCCACTGAGAGCGTTGTGTTCAGTTCACCGACTCGAACGGGTGCTCCGCCGGGTCGAACGGGCCCAGATCGGTGACCACGGCGCCGTCCCAGTTGCATCGGGCACGCCACATCGCGTGACCCGGGTTCAGTCCCTCGATCCCGTCAACGAAAGAGTCGTCGGCGAACTCGACGCGGACGCTCCGTGCGCAGGGGTAACCGGACATTGTCTGCCTCCTCTTATGCGTCCCCAACGGACACGGCACGGCACGGACGTAGCCCGTGCTGCACCGTTGTTCATTGGGCCAGCTCACGCACCACTTGCGTGCAAGACGGGTGCCTTCTGTCCAGGGTTCGCAACCCGCGCGTAGCGAGGAATGCGCTTCACCACCCGCGCGCTGGACAAAGTCCAGCTCTGAACGAGTCCCTTAACCCCGGGGAGCGTGATTCCGGTCGCGTTGTCCAGCGTCCGGCGCAACCCGACCATGTCCCAGGCCTGAACGAAAAGTACGATGCCGGGCCGCTCACCAGCGCACACCAACACTCTGTAAATTCGCATTTCATTGCCCTTCTTAGAACGTCTCACGAATGGGCACGGAAACCTAAGTTGCCGTGCCCAAACGTGAATCGTTGCCACTCTCTAACGGCCCTCTCACGATCCGTTCAGTGGCGCGTCACCCGCGTTGTTACTGGGGGTGCCCCAGCGGCGCCGTCCCGTTCCCTACGTGATCGCTGCCACGCGTGGTCGCCTGCGGATATCCGTGAGTCCGCAGGTCGGTAATATCTTCCGACGCACTCTCTATGTCGCGACTGACGCACCCTGTGCACGACTCCGGGGATCCAACCGGTGCGCTACCTCGACATTGCTGCCGCGTATCTCGCCCGTGTGTCCGTATCCGGCCCGCTGGCGTTCTCGTCTCATCGCTTGTGCGCCCGGGGATTGGAGCCCTGGTGCGCATGGGGACCTGAACAACGACTCGGTTTCCGGGGGTCCTGGCCACTGTGTGCGGTGAGCCGACTTCCGTCTGCTGGTCCGCGCTGGTCCGCGCTTGGCCGTTCGGCCCGGAGTGTTGAGTTGGTGTTCGTTGGGGTAGTCGTGTT